GACGAATACGCTTGCCGTTGTTGTCCACTGCTTGACGAACTTGGATCAGCATCTGTTCCAAAGAAGTCTGCGACAGGTTAGCTGCGGTTGCCAGTTGGTTGCTGAAAGTGCCGTTCACGATAGGGTGAGCGGTACTAACCAGAGACACGCCGTCGCCGCCGGGATACGAAGAGTTGAACGCAGTGTTCAAGATGTTTGCGCACAGCAACTCTTTGGTTTCAATCAGAGATTGAGCCAAATGGCGGGCGTAAACTTGTCCCAAACGGATGTGATCACCGTCTTCTACCAGAACCTTAGTCAGGGCAAATGCCAGACCAAAGACCTTGTAGATGTAGCGCTGCAAGAACAGCACGCCACCCTGTTGGTACGTGACGGGGGTACCGTCAGGCAACTGGGGAGCAGCGCCGAATCCATACAGGACGGGCTCTTCATGGTAGTTACGGGGAATGCCGTCTTCTTCACGGAACACACGGCTCCATTCGTCGGCGCGTTGGTCATAGACTCCGTCGAAGCATTCGTTGAGGATAGGCTCAACGATACTGCGAAAGTCCGTACTTCTCATTGGTGCAGCCATTTAACTACTCCTTAGACAATAGCTGTCACAGAACCGAAGAACTGAGACGAAGCGTTAACGACACGGACGATAACGTAGGTATCACCCCACGCATTGTCCACATAAGGAGCAATGTCAACGACACGCATCTGACCTTGTGCACCGTTAGCAGCAGCGGTAGAAACGCCAAGGGCTGTCGAAGACAGGCCAGTGGTGTTGGAACCAGAAGTAACGGTAAAGCCAGTGTTAGCGGAGAAGTTGTATTCGCCGCCCAGAGAAGTCTGAGCAATGGTTGCGTCGCTTTGAATTTCATAAACGATGTTGGCATCGTTGTAGAAATAAGCAATACACGATCCGACAACATAAGTTGTGCTGGCGGGCCAGTAGTTGCTAATACGACGGCGACCAGTGGTATCAGTCCACTCGCAGCCAGCGAAAGCACCTGTCCAAACACCAGTCGCCGCAGCGTTGGTGATCGTACCTGCCGCAACAGAAGTACCGGCGGTACTGTTGTAACGGATTGGTGCGCCTTTCAAGATGTCCGTGGCATAGCCAGAGACGATACCGCCAGCAAGCGCCTGTGCGCGATCCAGACCGGAAGGGTGGAACGCAGGACGCAAGCCAAACGGAGCAGAGGTAGAACTCATAAAAACTCCTTGAGGTTATCCCGAAAATACGGGAAGTTTGCTTGGTTGCTGATCAAAATTACCAAGACCTTCACCCTCAACATTTACGAGCGACTTGCCGCTACTGTCACGCTGTCCCTGTAGCGATTCCAACTGGACACGGATTTTTTCCGCTTCCTCACGAGGCTTCTCGTGGTGTTGGTAAAGCATGATGTCTTGGAAGATATCCATGGGGAGTTTGAACAGCAACATCTCGTTGCAGGAAATATACCCAACATGCTCACCGGCCTTCACTCGATAATTGTCATAACCGGGCAACTCTTCCGACTTAACGGGAACGTAGCCTTGGCGAATCTTCTTATCTATGGAGTCGTAGCTATTGGTTGTTGAAAGCCAGCAAAGGTGCCACCCGTCAATTTCGGGTAGTTTTGGCAAGGCTGATTGCGTCCACTCCTCACTCCACATCTTGCGATGTTCCTGTGTTGAAGCGAACTTTTTCTCAGGTGCGGCGCGTCCAGCGTCCACGCTTGCGCGTTCATTGCGGCCACCAGCATTGAGAGATTTTTTGAGGCGACTATCAGTCATGATAGTGTTCCTTAAACGTAATGTTGGACAGAATTTTAGTCGTTTCTGCTTTTGCTTGTTTACGTTGCGCCCAAATTTCTTTCATTTTTGCGCTTGCATTTGCGCGGAATTGAGCGTCACGAACTTTACCAAGCTGTGCTTTTGCAAACTTTTCTTGTACCAACGGATTTCTATGAAGATTTGCTAAACCAATTTTTTGTTTGGTTTCAGCACTATGTTTATACCCAGCAGGGCCAATTTGTCCTCCAACGGTCATGTTATAGCCGTTGGGTTGCAAAGTGTTGTGCTGCTGGATCAGCATACGTTCAAGATCGCAAGCTGCTTCTAAATCACAAGCACTAGCAATATGGGTAAAAACAAAATTGTCAAAACCATATGTTTTAATAGCAGTATGAAAAGAAGAGCGCGACTTGGCGCATTTATGTGAGATCAGACGCTTCTGATACTCTGACGTAAGGCCGACATACTGCTTCCCATTGACCAAATTGGTAGCAATGTACAGAGAGTATGCGGATTCCATTTTTAGCTCCTACGATTGTTGCGGTCAAAGGCAATAAAGTTCTCGATCATGCGCTTCTTACGCTCGGGGTTATCCCAAGCGCCAACTTCTTTCATCGCCTTAACCCGTTCGGGCGAAAGCGTGAACTGGCGGTTGGAACCACCATAAGAGGCAGAAGACTCGCGGCCAGAACTTCCCACAACATTCCTAGGTTTTCTAACAGTGGAATTACCGTCAGATGCGCCATTATAGCGATGTGGTAGATATTTTTGCAAGCGGTTGTCAAGTTCGTCCCAATAATCGGGATCAGTGGGCGACCAACCCTCTTTTGACAGTTCCACGTCCAATTCCTTGGCAATTCGGCTGTCTGTGTCCGAGCCGTCCACTTTGTACCAGTTGTTCCGCTCCAGCCATTGCGCAGCATTACGCTGGACACGAGAATCAGGCACATTTACAGGTTGGTTGGGAATTTGCCGTTTTTGACCCTCTAATTGCTCCAAATCTTTGCGGGATTCGTACATTAGCTCCTGCGCCTGCACCATGGCATTGCCGTCATTGGAGTTTGCAGCCTCAGCCAGCTTCATTTTGGCGTATTCCACCCGGACTTGCTGGTCTTGGATGGCTTTGTCCATGCGGGAAACAAAACTGTTGTGGCTTTCGCGCTCTACACGCTGTAAACGAGCGGAAAGTTCGTCGTTTTGGCGCTTGAGAGCGGTCAATTGCACGTCTTTTTCCTCCCGCGACCGCTTGGCGAGGTCACGTTTGGCCTTTCGACGGGCACGTTTTGCCGCTAAAACGGCCTCTGAATCATTGGGAAGGTCGGGTTCATCGTCCCCACTGTCCCGCAATTGAGGATCATCATCACCGGGTACAACAAAATTATCTGGAAGATCAACAACTGCCGATCCATCCAAATCTTCTTGTACATCTAACTGTACATTTTCTTTATTTTCAGCCATGGTTTACTCCTTTAGACGTAAGTCTTAAATGACAGTGGGTCATCCGTGATCTTGGCGATTACTTCATGGTCGTTGATGGTCATAAACAGGACTGCTTCTTCCTGATCTGCTTCGCCGGGGACATTACGCTCCCAACGATCACCACCCCAACGTGGGACGCGCACGAAATCACCCACTTCAGCCCAAGTTCCCTCTGGCCAAGTCTCCATGGTTTCTCGATTGCGATATGCGAGAGGGCCAATTGCCACGACCTTGCCGATCATGTTGTTCCACTTCTCGTTTTCTTTGGTTTCGTCAACGATGATGATGCGGCCTACACGCTTTTTAATGCGGCGCAGTTGCACAATTACGCGACCTCCCAATGGCGCCTGACCGGGATTTGCATCCGGGAACGCCCATGCTAACTCTACGGGATCAGGCACTCCCGCAACTCCCTCAATAGTAGGGATTTTCTCTTTCTCACTCATACTAACTCCTAAAATACATCTTTGCAGATGCGTCATCTAAGCTCCTTATCGGAGCGGCCTCAGTCCTTTAGGGGGACTTACTCTGCCTCAATCGGATTGAGGGCTATTCTCTACCTTCGTCTTCTTCCAACAGACGATCAATGGCATCAAGGACGTATTGCAGCCCATGGTGCTCACCGACCATCAGTTGGTACGCTTCCCAGTTAGCAGCATTTCCTGAGGCGAGGGAATTGCTGATCTCGGATTGACGTAGTTTGATCACATGGATCAGAGGGTTAATCATTTTTTCTTGGTCAGGGCGCTTAGTCCACCTTTGGAGCTTTTGCTCTTGGGTGTGTTGTCGCCAGAGCCTTTGAGGCTAGTGCCATCAAGTTTCTCGCCTTGGGCAAGACGTTTGTGCATGGGCACATTGATGCTACGTTGTTCGTTATCAGATGCCATTTGGCGCTCCTTGGGGTTGTGGCATCGCTGCCGGTGGTGGCGTTGCCGCCAATTTGTTTTGCTGTTGAATTGTAGAGTGCGTTAATTTGGCATTCTCAATCGCAATCTTGGTCTGGTTGTCAGAAGCATGTTGCTGTGCGTCTGCCGCAAGTTTGGCCTGCGCCAATTGAACGTCAGTTTGATCCTTTTGAGTCTTACGCTGGGTCTCAGCCATGCTTGTATCGTGAACAACTTGGGCATCCGGTGGCAGATTCTGTTTCTGAGATTGCTGACGCTGCTGTGCCATTTGAATAAGTTGCTGGAAGGCTGGTGCAAAGGCGCCGAAGACTTCTTTAGTGTCTTGCTGAACGTGCGCTCCAACGACCGCATAAAGTTTATCAACGCTGCTTGTGAGTTTGGGGTCATCGTAGTTGTCCAAAGGTTTGCCGCCACGACTTTCGGCCACATAGGCGTTGCTGCGATTCAAATACCAAAGCGTCATGTGCTGCTTCAAATGCTCAATCACATTGTTCAAATAATTTGGATCAGCAAAAGGCGACTGGCCCAAGAATGGGTTCATGGCAAATTGCAGATGATCCTGAATGTGGGCGATGTGATCCTGCGTCATGTAGGCGTAGGAAGCATGACCCATGAGCATTGCCGCATTCTCATCCGCAGAGGTGCGCTGCTCGGGGGCTGGTGTGTCTTTGAGGATGATGTTGATGTCGGGAATCTTCATCTGTTTGAGGGATCGCTCCAGCACAGCATTTAGATTGAACTGGTCAGGGTGCTTCTCGGCCAGAGCCAGTACAGCTTGCATCTGGGCCATCCGCTGGGTCTCAGAGAAGATGTGCGGGTCACTGACGGGGATCACGTCCGTGTTCTTGGCAAAGTCCTCGCGTCGGATTTCCAGATCAGTAACGATGTCGCCCTTGCGCATCTCGTCAAAGTGCCAGCGGTTTAACCGCCCCAGAATCTTTAGGACACGGCCTTGCGACTCATGCAAACGTGCATGGATGGCCGAGAACACGGCGGCGCCTTGTTCGATCAGTGCCTGAGTGGTTCCTACAGGGGCTTGAGAGGTCACGTCAGCAATCTTTTCCTCGCTGGTGGTCACTACCCCTTTGGCAGCGGTGTCAAGCCAGCCTAAAAGCTGGAAGAGCACGGCACTGGGGGGATTGAACGGCATGGGCATGGCGATCTGACGGATGTCCTGCACGCCGGGTGCGCCTTCAATCTCAATCACTTGCGTCACGTCGGGCTGGGCAGACTGGCCACTGATCTTGGCGCCCTTCAACTTCAGCATGGTGGCCGAGTTGTTGATGTGCGCAGTGTCCAGCAAGGCTCGTAAAGCGCCCGTAAGGGCAGCAGAGAGGCCTCCGATGAGGTGAGGTAGCCCAATGGCATACGCACCCCGCCACGGGATGAATTTGAACTCAACGATCCAGTCCAGCTTGGTCATGGTCTCGTCTTGCTCTTCCCAGTTGCGATACAGGCCCACAATCTTCTGGCTGATATCGTCAATCATCAAGATGTAGGGAGCCATCTCACCCTTGGTGTAGCTGTCGTCGTCTAGTTCCAAGTAGGTGTAGATGTGGTAGACCTTGCGCAGTCCGTCTTCGTTCTCTTCAAACTTGCGGCCTTCAATTTTGTTGTTGGCTTTCTCAGGACGAGTCTGATTGGGCTCAACCGTGGTTCGGGGCAAATCAATATCGGTGTACATCCCCGACGCAGTGCGGCGCTTGAACTCCCAATGGGTGATCTCGTGGACTTCGGCTGCACGCTCTGCGGTGTAGAAGTTGGATGCCGCAAAGGGCAGGATCATCCGGTCAATTGGCAAGAACTCAACGCATGGGCGCTTCTTCTGCTCGTCGTACCAGATTTTGAAGTATTGGGAGCCGCCCAACGGAAGTTGAGTTAGTAGTTGCTCTTGCTCGTCGCGGAACTCTTCAATCTGCTCAGTGATCTGCCAGTTCATGAAG